CAAGAGCGCTCTTTAGAGCGTCATCACAGTCTCCACCAGCGACCAATGTTGTACCACCAGCTACGATGGCACTAGAGGTGGCAGTGAGAGCAGCTTGACCACCTGCAGCAACTATCGAAGCGCCAGCACTGGTAGCACCCAATGCTGTTGAAAGAGCAGGAACACCATAAGCAGCCAATACTATTCCAGCAATAGGCTTCAGTGTACTATCTCTAAAATTCACCCAACTACTTGACTCCCTACTTGTGTAAGGCATAACCATACCATCGTCGGTGAAGTGCAGGTTGTAGTTTGTACGCAAACCTCCACCATCTGAAACACGATTCCAGTTGTTAGTTATGTCTTCACCTGTTGCTTTGTTGTAATATTGAGTATATTCTTGTTCAAGCTGGTTGTAATCTGTACGCTTACCCATGTCCTGAACAGATGATAGTCCTACTTCGGAAAGACGGAAAGCCATATCCCATGTCGCATTCTCAGCAGAGATGCGACCAGCAGAGTAGTATTCTTTTGCGCCAGCAGCCTGTTGAGCATCAAGTTCTGCTTTAATCTTCAACACACGCTGAACATGACCGGGGTCGTGCTCACCATACGCCTGTCTAATTGTGTCAGCAGTGACTTCACCATTCCTCAGAACATTGGAATAGTCGTCATACGCTTTCTGTGCTCTTTCTTGAGGTGTCATTACTGGTCCTCTTCTGCCATGATCGAATCAATCTCAGACGAGAACATGTCATCGTCCATCTCTTCATCACCGAACAAAGCTTCACCGTCTTCCACTTCTTCAGCATTACCCATCTGACCAATGTCATTCATGCGTTGAAGACCCATCTTGGCTTTGTCGCGCAGCTTCATCAATGTTTGCAAACCAATGAAGCGAACTACATCAGCAGGAAAGACGAACTCACCTTCACTAAGCTTAGCGTCAATGTCATCCCTGACTTCTTCTTGCATAGCGCCGACAGGCACTTCATTGCCAGAAACTGGATCGACTGTGCCACCTTCTTGCATGACACCGCCTTCGGCAAGCATCTTATTCATTTGATCATCCAGCATTGATTTCATCCTTTAGATATTTGAGATGACGCAATGCCGCAATAGCCCCTTGCGCCTTAAACATTTGTTGCAGGTCTGTTGCCTGTTCAAGCTTACGTTGTTGTTGCTCGATGTCATAGTCAAGCTTCTCAACAAAGGCATCCCACACATGAGGACTGTTGAGCATACCCTTGAGCTTTGGAAGAAACGACTTATCCATCATTGCATCCCTGCTGGCATCTGTGGAGGTGCAGCACTAAAGCCTTGTTCACCGGGCTGTGCAGCAGCACCAACACCAATGTTGCCACCGCCACCACCTGTCATGTCTGCAACACCGGGAGGACCGCCAGCACCCGGCACAGGTGGAGCACCTTCAGCGGGAGCGCCAACAGCAGGAGCAGCAGGCTGCATCAACGCAGCTTGACGAGCAGCCTCTTCCATGTTGTTAGAGACTTTGTCGGGATCAAGGTCCATCGACTTAGCAATCTCACGAACAATGTAGGGCATCTTAGCAAACGGCATCAGCGTAGGGCTAGAAACAATCTGCATAAACTGCATCAGTCGCTGACTTCTCACTTCGTTAGCCATCAACGATTCTGTACCACGAGCATTAACTTCCAAGTCGCCTTTGATTTCAGGGTCGAAGTCAAACTGCATATTGAAGTTGAAGAACGCTTTACCCAATGGAGAAAGCAGGTAGTCGTCAATGTTCTTAATCACTGTCTTGATGGAACCGCTGGCAGCATTCATCAGCATCGAAATACCAGACGCTGTACGACCAACACCACTCACACCAGTTTGACCGTGAGCAAACGATGGCATACCTGTCGATTCATCGGCAAGCTGACGAGCCTTGTCAAACATCTGAAGGTTCTCTTGCGACACGTTAGGAAACTTCGTACCAAACAAAGCTTGACCGGGAGCACCACCTTGACGACGAAACACCTTACCGGGATAGACGCTCATGTCTTGACCGGGAACAAGGTTGGTTTCATCAATCTCGAAAACGAGGTTGCCAGACAAGACTCCGTTGTCCACTGCCATACGCATGAAACCATTCATTAGGGTTTGGGTATCGTCCATGTTTTCAGCGATACCAACACCTGCCAGAGAGTAGGGGTTAAGTTCGTAAGGGACAGCATAGTACGGAATCTTGGCTGGCTTAAAAGGATTCAACACAAGGCGAATGATTTTACCGTTGCAATACCAAATGTTGGCTTGGAGTTCACCATCGAAATCTTCAGGCACTTCAATGTCATTCTCTTCAAGCAACTCAACATCAACATTACCCCAATACTCCAACACTTCAAAGCGATCAACACCGTAGTTCAAAGCGTAGTCTTTGAGGGTATCTTCCCAATACTTCTTAGTATAGCCTTCACCGCCTGCAACGATTTCATCAATCACTTTGCCACGGAAGTGAGGACGCTTCTTCAGAGCACGAAGCTGTGTACGCGACATCTTGTGACGCTCAATGACATATTGGCATTCGTCTGTGTTGTTTGCGTCAGGATCCCAATAGAAGTTCCACAACGAAACATGTGATGCCTCTGGTACTGTCTTGATTGTTGGCTTGTATTCACCGTCCTCAGTCCAGTTTGGATATTCTTTGTTGACAGCGAACGGACCCTTCATCACGCCTGTACCGAACAGCGCCATCTCAAAGCCTGACAGACGCAGATGCTTACTAGCACCACTCTCGTCAAGCTGATCATGAATCTTCTTCTCCATCTTCTTAGCTGCCACCATAGCAGGATGGAAAGTGACAGAGGTTGGTGTGACACCCGGTCCTTCTTTCAAGTTGGGGATGTCTTTCAAGTCGTCCTTCATAGCACCCAACATCTCTTCCAGCTTGTCGAGGTCGAAGTCGTTGCCCATATTGGCAGCGCCCTCTTCACCGAACGGAATAGCTGGTGCAGCAGGTGCGCCTTTGGGGTCGAAATGGACAGACTCAACAACACCTTCAGGCAATACTGACGGGTCAATACTCAAAGGGAATTTGTTGTTAGAAAACAACACATCAATGATCTGACCATATGCAGCCAACACCTTGGTCTTGGTAACTTTGACGAATACACGCGACTTCTCTGTAGAAAGAAACTGCACATCAGGACCATACAGACCGCGATAGTTGCGATAGGCTTTGAGCCAGCGTGTCTCGTCAGTGCGACGAGCTTCTTCAGACCTAGTGTAACGCTCTTGAATGAACGAGATTAAGCCGCTGGCCTTGAAGGAGTCTGCGTCAGTGGTAGCGTCATCCAATGCCAATACTTTGTCGGTTGTAGGTTTATCAATTAGTGCCATAGTGTTTCCGTGTTAGAACGTCAATGTGTAAAGGTATAACATGTTAGTAACCCATTGTGGGATCGGCAATAGTCATACCTGTGTGTTGAGAAGCAGGGTCAAAGTCAAACAATCCGCTACGTGGACGACTCATTACACCATAACGTAGAGCGTCATAGGTGTGATCGTTGCTGACTTTGGTGTTAATGTCTTCTTCGTTTGTCTTATCGATGGGCAGTGTAGGCAGATCAGCAATGATTTGTACACAGTTGTTGAAGAACACTATGCGAGGAGCCTCTGTATACTGATCAACCTGTAGACGGCGGTGTATTTCGTTCTTACCAGCCACCCTACTACCAGCAGATCGGTCAGCAGGTCGCCATCTGCACCCCTTCATGATCATTCGTTCAGCAATAGAGGGTCCAGTATCGCCACGTTTGTGCCAGCATGAGCTATCAAGCACACCATAACGTATCTTTTCGCCATCTTCGGCGTTCATCACCATCACAGCCAAGTCTTCTGCCAGCACTTTGCTGACATAAAGCTCTCTATACACCACCAAACTGTCATCAGGCGCTACAGCAAACCACAATACAGCGCTATAGCTACCATATCCGTAGTCACCAGACCTGAAACGAGGCCAGTTTGACGGGATGATGAAGGGATCAACCACATGTATAGCCCTATTGAACTCTGAAAACGCTGCACCTTCAGCAACATCCCAGTTTCCCTCAAGCAATTGCTTACGTTGGTGCTCTGGTAGAGACAACAACATGGTTTCGTAGTCACCAGAGTCAGCCAAATAGGGATTGTCTGCCAGCTTAGCCGATATAAACTTGCGTTTGAACAGGGGCAAGCCTTCTTTGCTATGTCCTTTGGGGTAGGCTAGAGTCTGTCCTGTCTCAATGTCGGTGGCATAGAAGCTTTTACCGGGTGGTGCAGGGACAATGAACATCTTCCTGACCCATTGATGACCGGGACCACCGGGGTTGGTGGTAGCTCTCATGAACACAGGCAGGTCAGGTGCTGCTGTACGCAGACGAGAACGCATGTAGTTGTAGGCAAACGGTGTAGGCCACTGTGTTAGCTCGTCCCAAGCGATGTAGGAGAACGACAAACCTTGATAACGCATGACATCTTCATCACGGTCAAGGTAGGACATCCACAACTTGCCACCACTTGGATGCTGCCATTGCATCTTTCTCTCACTCCACTTGATGCCGGGATATATCTTCGGATACATCTCTTGCGATTTCCAAATGAGTTCTCGCAATTCTTCTGTGGTGTGGCGAAGAATGAGTCCAGAGAATTGTGGATGGGCTATGTAGCGTAGAGGATCGGCAAGAATGGCATAGCTCTTACCACCACCAGCAGCACCACCATACAACACCTCACGCTCAGGAGCAGCTAGGAAGGCTGTCTGAGGGCCGGGGTTGGGTTTGAAGATGACATTCTCATACTCAACAGGCTCAACTATCGGTGCTGTTGTCGGAGAAGGTGGCGCTAAGTTGGACGAATCGATCACTACCGAAGAAGCTGTCTTGTCCGGTTCCTGTTCTTTTTTCGTACTCTTGCGCTTTCTTAAGGGCTTTTTCGTACCTGTCGGCAAGCTCTCGATAAGTAGAGGACTTACGTCTTTGGGACTGTTCACTCTTAATCCTCTTCATCAAACCTACATGACTTATTTCTCTACCAGTCACAGTAGTGAGCCAAGCTGATACCTGTCTCAAACTATATTGCTTCAAATGCTTCTTAGCTTTCTCAAGCGCCTCTAGCTCTAAAGGTACAGGAACTAGCCAGCCATCATCGGCCTCATCAACTACATACCCGAACGGGATGGTTCGTCCTAGCCTCGGTATCTTAACATACTCTTTTGCATCTTTAGGTTGAGGCAGTATGAAGACACCTAAACCAAAGTCATACTTGGTAGTGTCAACTTCAATCATTCTTCTTCGCGTTCCTTAGCAGGCAATATCATGACACCACCTGTGTTGCTCTCTACCTGCACCTTCTCAGTTTTAACCAAGCCAGCACGGTCAAGCAAGTCTTTAGCGGCTGACATCTTCTCTTTGAGGCCAAGCTCTGTAGGATCGTCAATGGCATTGATCATAGCCACCGCAGCCTTTGGTGCTGCCATAGCAATGTAAAGCTGTGTAGCTTCAATGATCTCTTCCTTCAACGAGTTGGTGAGTTGCCTGCGGCTATAGCCTTCAGAGAACCCTGCCATCTTCATAGCTTGGTTGATGTTGCCATTGGCTTCAGCAAACAACACCTCAAGGAATCGTTTCTGTTGTTCTGTTAGTTCTTTTTTAGCCATGATTAAAACAATGCCTGTTCGTAATATTCTTCGACGGTAACTGTAGTGTCCATAGAGCTACCAGCTTCAGGTGTCACAATGAGAGTGTCACCGGGATAGAGAGCAAGGTAGCTGCCGTCAAGCTTGATGTAGCCATAAGCAGACAACACATAGCCACCAACAATGTAATAGCTCTGACTAGCACTTGAGTCGTTCCATTGAATAGAAACAGTTTTGTTGTTGCCACCATGATTGGAAACAAACAACAAAGTCATCTTGGCAATATAGTTGTCAGGACAGGTGTAGATGGTATTGGCTACACCAGCGGTGCAGACTTTACCAACGCTTCTAATCTTTGGTTCTTTGCTCATTACTTCTTAGCCTTCTTAGCTTCAGACAACGCAATGGCTATAGCCTGCTTAGGACTCTTAACA